CCGGAAGGTTCTTCGATTTCATTCGACACAGCGCAGGAGTCGTTCACGGCCCGTTACAACCACGAAACAGTGGCAATGGGCTTTTCAATCACAGAGGAAGCGGTAGAGGACAATCTGTATGACAGCTTGTCTGCACGTTACACCAAAGCTCTGGCTCGCGGTATGGCATATACCAAGCAGACCAAAGCGGCGGCGTTGCTGAATACTGGTTTTGACACCTTCACATCAGGTGATGGTGTTACTCTGTTTAACACTGCTCACCCAACTGTAGCAGGGGGTAGCAACCGCAACCGCCTGTCAACAAACGCAGACCTTAACGAGACATCTCTCGAACAAATGGTAATTGATATTGCCGCTTTTGTTGATGAGCGAGGTCTTCTTATTGCGGCCCGCCCGCGTAAGATGATTGTCCCGCCTGCTCTGATGTTTGTAGCAACAAGGTTGTTGCAGTCGGAAATGCGTACAGGCACCGCTGATAATGACATCAATGCCTTGGTAAACAACGGGTCAATTCCAGAAGGCTTCCGTGTTAATCACTATCTGACTGACACAGATGCTTTCTTCCTGACCACGGATGTACCAAACGGTATGAAGCATTTTGAGCGTACGCCAATGACAACTCAAATGGATGGTGACTTCGACACTGGCAATGTTCGCTATAAAGCACGCGAGCGTTACAGCTTCGGTGTCTCCGACCCACTGGGTATGTTCGGTTCGCCCGGAGCATAAAAAGTTTGAAATAACTTTTTGAGGGGGTGGCAGTTGCCGCCCCCTTTTTTATGCGGTATGATTTTTTATCCCTGACAGTTACATGGTGTAGCTGACACTAGCCAAGACAGGAGATAGATATGGCTACTACAACTTTTACGGGGCCAGTGCGCTCTGAAGGTGGTTTTACATCAATTAGTAAAAACGCAACGACTGGTGCGGCTACAACGCTTTCAAGCATTAGCTCCACTGGTGTCTCATCTTTTGATGCAAATACTCTCGCAACCGAAGCCGGAACAGGTATTACAGGCGGAACAGGCACGATTTATCGTAGCTCTGTACAGCGCATAGGTGGAATTATTACCACCCGTATTCTTATTGACCTGACAGGTCTGCGCTCAACTGCAAGCGGCGACATCATTGGCGTAGATGGAACTTCCAATGTATGCCACCTTGGTCAGATTACAGCCGCTCAAAACGGCACAATCCTGACAGGTAGCATGGAGTGCTTTGAAGCGCCCACAGGAGGTGACCCAGACATCAACGTACATTCGGCAACAGAAAGCACGGGCGTTGAAGATGGAGCTATTTCCAGTTTGACAGAAACCCTTTTGGTAAACGCAGGCGATGCCACCCTTGGTAGCAAGGTGTACTTCACGGCGGTGCCAGCGGCTGATGAATTTTTGTATCTCACATTAGGTGATACAACTGATGCCGATTACACTGCGGGTAAACTCTTCATCGAATTAATGGGCTACGCGGCTTAACTTAGAGGGGGGCGGTGTCCCCTCTCTTTTTCAAAGGAGTTCAGCATGGCACACACAGATGTATTTGCAGTAACTAAAACAGCAGATGCCACGGTATTTGCTAGTCGTGCGCGAGTGCGTCAAATACATGTCAAGACAGCAAGTTCTGGAAGCCCTCAAGTAGTGCTGAAAGACGGAGGGTCGAGCGGCACATCACTTATTGATGTGTCGTTTGCCACCTCTTCAACTCACGCTGTAAACATACCAGATAATGGCATCTTGTTTGAGACTGATGTGTATTTGGATTTGACCAACTGCGATAGTGTAACAGTGTTTCTTTCATAGGTAACGTAATGGGGAAAAAAGAAAAAAACTTATTAGGTAGTATTTCTCCTCTTTATGGAGCAGTCACAGGTCGAGGAGCTTTTGGCAAACTTACTGAAGGCGGGCCGGGGTTAATTGGATTGATGAGCAGTCTTCGAGATAAAAAAACAGATGACGAAGAAAAGGCAAGAAAACAAAGAATGATGACCCCCAACATGAAGGCGGCTCAAGACGTTAAAAGGATGGCGGCTGGCGGTAGAGCAAGAAAGCGCCCCCTTGATGGCATAGCTACCAAGGGCAAAACCCGCGCTCTGTACTAATGTCTAAGACTAAGTATCCCGGCGTTACCAGAACGCCAAGCGGCGGTATTAAATACCGAGGCACAACCTTTGCTGGATTTAACAAACCCAAAAGGTCAAACCGCGCTGGTAAAAAGGGCATGGTTCTAGCCAAAGAGGGCGACAAAATAAAACTCATCCACTATGGCGATAGCTCTATGGGACACAATTATTCTGCGGCGGCACGCAAGAGCTTTAAGTCGCGGCATGGAAAAAACATAGCCAAAGGCAAAATGTCTGCGGCTTATTGGGCAAACAAAGAGTTGTGGTCAAAAGGCGGCTCTAAAAAATCACCACCTAAATCACAGAAACACAAGAAGTATGGCAGGAAAAAGACATGAAAGTAGGTAGAAAAATCGGTTGCCCCAAAAAACCTATTGCTATGAGCGGGGGCGGGCTTGCACAGAAAAAAGTAGATGGCGTTATAAAGGGATTAAAAAAAGCCAGCAAACTACACGCCAAGCAAGCAAAAACTTTAGGAACTTTAAAGCTAAAGAGTGGCGGCAGTACGGGGAAAAAAAAATCTAAGTCTAAGGTAAATGAGGCTGGAAACTACACAAAGCCCGCTATGAGAAAACGAATATTTAACCGCATCAAGGCTGGCGGAAAAGGCGGGAGGCCGGGCCAGTGGAGCGCAAGAAAGGCTCAGATGCTTGCCTCTGCCTATAAAAAAGCAGGGGGCGGCTACAAAAATTAGGCAATGATATGGAACCTATCAGCACTGCATTAACTGGCATCGCTTTGGTGCAGAAGTCTGTTGAGTTCATCAAGCAGAACATCTCTACAGCTAACGACATCAAGGACATAGCTGGCGCTCTGGACGGTTTGTTTGCAGGCGAAAAGCAAGTACAGCAAGAACGATACGGCAATAAGTCGATGCTTGGTCAAACCAAGGACGCCGCGCACAGCGTTATTGATGCCAAATTAGCCAAAGAGCAAATGGACGAAATGAGACAACTCATCAATGCTCGCTTCGGCCACGGCACATTTCAGCAGATTATTGCGGAGCGCAACAAACAAATAAGAGAAGAAAAAGAAAGAATTGCTGAGGCCAAGCGTATAGCGGCAAAAAAGAAAAAAGAACTGCAAGATATGCTATTAATGTTTGGCATAGCGGGGGGCGTTGCGGTTATCTTTGTGCTAGCGGTTGTGGGGTTTGTTACCCTTAGTTAAAAGTTATATGTAACAAAAGGCAGTCTTAATATGGCAAAGGCAAAGTCACAAAAAAGTTTAGATAGTTGGACAAAGCAGAAGTGGCGAACAAAGTCGGGTAAGCCTAGCACGCAAGGGTCAAAAGCAACGGGCGAAAGATATTTGCCCAGCGCGGCCATCGTTAATATGTCAGCAAAAGAATACGCGGCTACGACTAGAAAAAAACGCGCAGACACTAAAAAGGGCAAGCAACACTCTAAGCAACCCAAAAGAATAGCCAAGAAGACGCGAGCATATAGGAAAAAATCCTAATGCGCGGAAAGAACAGAAGGATACCAAGGAAGAAGGGACAGCCCGCAAGGTCAAAAAAACACAGTGACCTGTATACGGATGAAAACCCACGCGGTACAATACACGGGTTAAAGTTTGCAACTGTTAAGGATGCAGAGGCAAGCGTACGAAAAATCAAAGGCAGTGGCCGCACTCACGCCCACAAGATACAAGCGGCCATAGCTATGGAGCAGAGGGCAAAGGCGGCAAAAAAGACTGGGCCAAGCGCCGTGTATAGAAAGTACATAAATTCTATGAAGAAAAAAACGGGGTAAGCAATGGCTGTTGTAACACCAGATTTGCCAGAAATATTTGAGGAAGCCTTTGAGAGAGCGGGGCAAGAGTTGCGCTCTGGGTATGACCTCAAGACTGCCCGCCGTAGTTTTAACCTATTAACTTTGGAGTGGCAAAATCGTGGACTCAATCTTTGGACTATTGCGAGCGGTACGCAGTCGCTTACCGCAGGCACTGCAACCTATACTCTCCCGTCAGACACTGTTGACCTTCTGGAACACCAGTTACGCACGGGCAGTGGAACCAATCAAAAAGATACAAACTTGGAGCGCATCAGCGTATCAACGTATGCTCAACAAAATCAAAAAAATATTCAAGGGCGACCCACCCAAATCTTCGTAGAAAGACTAGCGGGGTCAACACAGGTAACCCTGTGGCCTGTGCCAGATGGGACAGAAACCTATACTTTGTTTTATTATAGGCTAGAAGGGACGGACGGCTTGTCTAGTGGCATCTCTGGCACGACAACAAACTTTATACCCCCTAGGTGGGTTCCGTGCCTTGTAGCAGGTCTTGCTTATCAAATATCAATGAAAAAAGCGGGTAGCGAACAGCGGGCGGCGGCTCTTAAAGAAGAGTATGAGTTCCAATATCAATTAGCGGCAGGCGAAGATGCAGACAGAGTGTCTGTTAGGTTTGTGCCGTTTAACTCTGCTTTTGTGGAGGGCTAGATGTACGCAAGGGGCAGTAAGGCTTTTGGGTACTGTGATAGAACTGGCTTCCGTTATCCATTAAAAGACCTCATTCCAGAGGTACAGAACGGCGTCCGCACAGGATTGCTTGTCGGAAAAGATGTTGCAGATGGCGACCACCCACAAAATTTTGTAGGTAGATTGCGAGTATCAGACCCCCAATCTTTACGCGACCCTAGACCTGATAACAGCGTAGACAGCGCATTTGGATACAATCCTGTGGGCGGTTTATTTACAGACTTAGTGGCGGCTGTAGGTGGTGTAACAATTAAAATAACAACAACTACTACATACATAGTAACAGTTGTGGGTGGGAACCCATCCAACCATCCTTATTATAATTTTGGTTCTACAAATAAATTCGCTATAGATGGCTCCACTGATTTGGCAGATGTAACCCTAAGATTGACTGAGGGTCAAATATATAGGTTTGACCAATCTGATAGTAGCAATTCAGGACATCCATTAAGATTATCAACTACCCCCAATGGAACGCACGCCGGAGGTGTAGAATATACAACAGGTGTAACAGTAGTTGGAACACCGGGTTCTTCTGGAGCCTATACTCAAATAGAGGTAGCGGCACAGTCTCCAACATTGTACTATTATTGTAGTAATCACTCAGGAATGGGCTGGGAAGCCTACACTATTTAGGAGGTAATTATGGCTGAAAAACGACAGGGAATGGCCGCAGGACTTATTAAAAAACGTATGGCAAAGAAAAGAAAAAAAGGTTTTTTTGAACGCCTGTTCGATAGCGACAAAGCCGCCGAGGCAAAGAAAAGCTCTTTTTTTGGAACAAGGGCGGGCAGTACAAAAGCAGACCCTCTTCAGCTTCGTAGTGCAAGAAATTACACGGTCAAATCCGGCGACACACTTTCACAGATTGCAAGAAATTATGGCGTAACTCTTAAGGCTCTTAAAGAAAGAAACAAAATTAAAAATGCAAATCAGATTAACATTGGTCAAAAACTGATAGTTCCGGGTGGGATGAAGGCAAAATCTACGAATGTCTATAAAGACACGGACATGAGTAAAATAACCAAGAACCAAACCGAAGAACAAATTGCGGCTCAGAGAAAACGGAACATTAAGAAGGACGCAAAAACTAAAGAAGAAAGCCTAGCCAGACAGGGATTTAATCCAGACGGCACACGGAAGAAGAGGGCCGGAGGCACTGTAAGAAAAATGTCTGATGGCGGAATGACCGCTCGTGGTATGGGCGCGGCGACAAGAGGCGGTAGATTTAAAATAAGGTAGGGTAGAGATGTGTAATGCAAAGACTTAAAAAATCTAAGGAGAGAAACAATGCGTAGAAAAGTAACAAAGAAACCCACAAAGAGGTCTAAGGGCATGGCCGCTGGTGGCCGCTCAAGGATAAAGTCTAAAGGCATGGCCGCTGGTGGCCGCTCAAGGATAAAGTCTAAAGGTATGCGTGCTGGTGGACTGTCTAGGATGAAATCCAAAGGTATGAGGGCTGGCGG